ATACTACTGCTTTTGCGCTATCATTAACGTTCGATCTTGCATCGATCCGTTTTAAGGTGAGACCTTTTAAGTTGCTCCGTACTCCTTCGCCGCATGATCATCTGCCGCGCCTGCCGATTCTCCGCATCCTCTCCAAGCAGACGAGAAGCTTCCTGCTTGGCGCTGAGCAGCATAATAAGGGAAGGCTTCTCGTGCATGGTGCCCTCTAATTGCTGTTCTACCTCCTTTTCCTGCACAGGACGGATTGCATTCCGTGCTTTGTACAGCTCCACCGGGTCAAGATCCACGGCCTGCGCTTTCAGCTCGGCATATTCAGCCAGAACCTTATCTAATTCAGCAGCGTATTTTGCTCCTGTGCCTCCAGCCTTTTCAGACCGGACTCCATGATGGCAATATCCTTGCGGAACGCTTCTGCGCCTGCATCCTCCGCATACTCAAATTTTTGCAAAAGGAGTGCCTTTTCGGAACGCAGTTCCTCCAATTCTTCCGTCAGCTCTGCAATGCGGACAGTCAGTGCCTTGTGGCGTTTCACATGATATATTAGCAATTCCTTTTTCTCTGCAACCAGCGATTTGTGTTCCTTGCTCTTTTCCTTAATCTGCTGCACCAAGCCTGTATAGCGTTCAAGTTCCGGCTTGACGGCCTTGATACGCTTGCCCATGCTGTTTTTACCCATACCGATATAACGAAGCTGATAACTGAAAATCAGTATGCTGCTGCGTAGCTTTTCCATTGCCTCTGCTATGGCAGGAACCGTATTCTTTACCGCCTGCATCAGCTTCTTGACCGTCGCTTTCAGTTCACGCAGCAGCGCATTGTCGGCTTTGATCTGCCGGTTGATTTCGCAGCGGTCAGAGATGATCCCCTTGCGCTCCAACGCCTGCGCCGTCACACCTTCATGGATGGTAGGAATCTCATCCAGCCCCCGTGCGGCGTTGCTTCGGTGGTCAATGCGTTCCTCCCGCCCGGCGCGTTCCAGATAGCGGTTGGACACGTCAGCCCATGCCGCCCGCCATGCCGCAAGATGTTCCTCACTGTTCCAGCGCTCGGAGATGGGGTTCTGTCTGCCGTAGCGGGTGCTTTTGGGATGTTTATCTGCTCGAACAAGCCCTTGTGCCTCGGCAGCAGACGGAGCCATATACACCTTTTTCTTACCGACTTTGTACTGATACTGTTTCTCCCAACCATCGGTTTGTGCCGCCTTAAACTCGGCGGCGGTGAAGCCGCGTTCCGCTGTTGTGACGGTGATTTCCGCTTCACCGGGAGCAACCGCAGTCACAACACCGTTTTCGTCCACTGTGACTATGTTGTCATCGGAGGATGACCATGTGACAGACCGGTTTGTGGCATACAGTGGTTCAAGAACAGCTTTGAGCCTGTGTTCGGCTCCGACGTTGAGTTCAATATAATCTTCGCTCAGAGCAATGGAAGATACGCACTGCGCCTGAGGTTCAACTGATTTTTCCTGAATTTCTCCGTTGAATTTTCCCACGACCTTGACGGTCAGCTCTTCATCACAATCCATCGGATAATAATTGAAGGTTACGCTGCCTCCGGCATCGGCGACCGACTGGTCTATATATTTGAAGTCCATGTCACCGACATAGGCATACAGCATATAAAGCTCGCCCGCCTCGGCGCCGGAGCAAACAACCTTTTCGCGCAAAATTTACGCAACTTTTTCAAGAATTTCCATACACACTTTGTAAACATCGTCATTATTCTTTTGCTGGGTTATGACCAACTCGTTTACATCGGTTCTGCCGAGCACAAAATCTGAAACTTCTTTTCTTGCGGCGTCATATCTGAGCGTTGTTTCCTTTAAATATTTCATTGTAACTCGAACATCTGCATGTCCTAATAATCCCTGAATGTCTCGTATGGTGTTATCGCTTGCCCCGCCGTCGTGACAACACAGCACTATATTGGCAAATGATTTCCTCATGGTGTGAGACGAGATGTGTATCGGCAACCCCGCTTCCTTTCCCGCGCTTTTGAGATATCGTGAATAGCTTTGCTCCTGTAGTCTCCCGCCGTTGTTCTTCGAGAAGATATAATCATCGGGAGAACAGTTGCGTCCGCCGAGCCACTTGCGATATTCTGTAAGCGTTTCCTTTATCGCATCTGAAATGAAACACCGATTGATTTTAGATGTCTTGCTCTCGACTACGGGTATACGGTCTCTGAACTCGCCGTCGTCGTCCATGATCCACCCCCATTTTAATTTAACGAGGTCGCTTGCTCTAAGACCGAAGCAAATGCCGCAACGGAACATAGCCCAGTTTCGTATTCCCATTCGTCCTGTGTTTTTGAGCTTATCCAGCACAACACACATTTCATCATAGGAACGAATCGAATCCGCCGCATGAGCTATTGGAACGCCGTCCGATTTTACACCGGACAGCAACCGCTCTTGTTTTTTCTCTTGTTCTAATCGCCGATTTGCTTTTCGCTCCTTTTCTGAAAATTCATTTTGAATCCGATTTGTTTCCCACAAGGATTTATATCTGTCTCGCTCTTCTGCTGTTTCGCGGAGAAGCTTTTTTAGTCTTGCGTTCTGGGCTTTCAGACTATCAATAAGTATGTCTTTATTAACATCAACACTGGTTATCTGACCCAATTCTGACGCTCCTTCCAAGCATTATACACTCGATTGAAATTGCCCTGAATACTGATAGGATAACCGCGATAACCCTGACGCCTTATCTCACGCTCTGCAAGAAGCTCAATCCACCAGTAAAGTACCTCTGGATCGCTCTCAAGAGCTGGAAGATATTCTTCCGGGAAGTGAGTGTTATCGCCTCTGTGCCATTCAGATTCATATTTATCTCTTAAATTTCCCCTCATCTCCGGAGGCGGTGCGGGGTTTGCCGCAATGCGCTGCCGCTCTCTATCTATTTCGTCCCAACGCTCTTTAACATCGGCTCCAACAAACACCGCCGAAGCACCAATCAGACCAAGAAATGAACCCAAAAATCCCATTTTACAAATTTCTCCTTTCATTAATCGAACTTTAATCGAACATTTGTTCCATTTGCATTTTTTATTATAGTCCAAAAAAATTCTCTTGTCAACAGGGAATTTTTTCCTGTTGTAAGTTGTCACTTTTATCGGACACTCAAATCATTTTCCTTTATGAGTCGAGCCGCTATAACAGGACTCAGCTTAACCGTCGGCAAAGTAATTTTGCTTGCACCATTGCTCCAAGTTTGATGGCTACCGCAACACCTCACCTCCTTATAGCCGTTATCCCGTAAGATTCTCTTGAACTCTTTTACTTTGAATTGAGTCAATCTGACATACACACCTCCATAACAGCATAATTTCCAAACTGTTCACACTCCTTATCGAATAGATAATTTAATAGCTCTGCAAAGTCATTTCCTTTTCCGGCATATCCAAGCTTATTTGCGCTGTCCCGAATTGATTTCATCTTAGGACACGACTCACAGCTATGTATTGAGCAGAGCTTGCTTCCGATACCGGAACAAGCCACAAACTCATCTCCATTTTTCGTTTTTGCTACTACTGTTTGATGTTCCATTTTCCCCTCCAATTAACAGCCGCACACTACTTTTATTTTTCTTGTTATATCCGTCATAATCGATTCGTCGGTGATTTTACCCACTCTCCTTCCTAATCTCGATTTGTCTACCACTCTCAGTTGTTCACATAACGCTTCCGATTCATCTCTTACGCCCTGCTCACTTGTTATTTTAACGTGCGTCGTCGCCATAGACGGTTTTATTTTTGTCGATAAAGGTACGATAACCGTCGTCGGCGAGTGGGCATTTCCCACATCGTTTTGCACTATAATCGCAGGTCTTGTGTTCCGTTGTTCAGACCCCACTCCGTCCAGCGAAACCAAGTAGATTTCTCCTCTCTTAATTATTTTAATCTTCCTCTCCCATATTATTTTTTACTTACGATAGCTCAGATGCTATCATACACCTCAACGATTTCTATTCCTAACTTCCGTATAACAGCTTCGGTGAAATTGTTTTTCATTTTCTCCTGAAGTCGAGTTTTACTTGTACTTCTACCATAGATTACTCCATGCTTGTCCATTATGTAATAGTATATTTCTTCAGCCATTCTGTACCTCATCTCTAATTGCTTCTATTCGGTACGGCTCGTTGTACCGAATACCGTCTATTACCTCATCAACAAATTCATCATCAGCGAGCGGCATATTAGCCAACAGATCAATAAGCTCGATAGCTTTATCACAGATTTTTACTTTGATGTTCATTTACATTCTCCTTTTGTTTTCGTTTTTTAAATCAGAATCCGATTCCTTTTGAGCTGCAACTTCTCGTCGTCTACCCGCTCCGTACTGAAACTCACACTCGCCGGATTGTCTAACACACACATTTCCGTCCATATGTTCACAATACACACCGGTAAAAGCTCGTCTGCAATATGTCGTATTCAGTATCATAAACTCACCACCGTCTTTGCTTTCACCTTTTTGTCGCTCATTACCGCCGATGCCGCCGCCGCACACGGCTTCCAACAATTACCGTTGTGTGCACAGTTTTTGCAATATGTTTCCAACACTTCATACACCGTCATATCACGCTACCTCCGAATTTGTTTTAAATTCGCTAAGAGCTTTCACTACAGCTTTGTATGTATTACTCTCTACTGCCTTATCAACCTTACTAAGCAGCTCTGCGTTAAGAGCGGCGAGCGCTTTCATCCTTGTGTCATATTTTTTAGGAATCCTCATACCGGAAGCAACATCGGTTACATACCATCCGTCACTCCGCTTATCAAAACCAAATTCGATTTCTCTTCCTCGTGGAGTTCTTACTACCTGTCCATAACCGCTGACCCGCTCAAAGAGATTAAGGGTCTTAGGGTCGTTTTTGTTAGATATCGCTGTGTAAAAGTCAAGTTTATACATTTTCATTTGCCTCCTTATCGACATAAATATACAGCCATTTGCTCAAATTCGTCCATTTTATCTTTTGAAATCAAAAGGACTTTCTCATCTCCGCTCATAATGATATTATAGTCTCGTTCGATTAAGTCGCATATTTCCAGTTCGCTCATAAGTGCAAGCTCTTCCGCTGTTGCCATTTTATCTTTAAGCGCCAGTTTTCTTGCGTCCTTTTGCATTCCTGTGTAAAGAAGACGGTTGCTTAAATCTCTTCCATTCATTTTCATTTACCTCCAAATTTCTTCATTTTAGTTTTCTTTCTAAACCAAAGCTCATAAGGAATTTCTTTTTCATTCGCAATAATACATATTGACTTATCAGAAAGACTATCAGAGAGATTACGAACAAGCTCTATACAGTGACCCCTTCGCAGCTCTTCCTTAATTTTTTCAATCTGTGTGTACGGACGAATAGAATCAGGGCGCACCTCAACTCTACGCATATTATGGTCGTCTACTTCGCCGCCCGCAGAAGTATTAAGGTTGGCTAAAGTATAGATATAATATCTGGGGTCATAAATGTAAGTCCCCTCATCATAAACGATACTGCCAACTACCGTCTCTCCCGAGTAAGTTTCACCGACATACTGATAATTTCTCTGCTTATTCGTCTGGTCAAAAACCATAACAGAAACAAACTTGCCCGAAGCTCTCATCTCATCAAGCTCTTTCTCTTTTTCTTTTCTCGTTTCTATATCAATATTAAATTGCTCTTCGAAACGATGATTGACATCTTTAAGTATATCGGCAAGGGCACGATTTGTATTAGCAACGTTAGCCGCAGCAACCCCTATTGATTCTAATGCCTTATTTACGGTATCGCCATCTATGAGTAAAGCCTTTGTTTCATCACTCATTTTCAATACTCCTCCGGCAACAGCATGGTCGTCACATTACCCTCGTCGCCGAAGTCTGTGATTATCCAAATCTCGCCCTTACTTGTGTTATATGCGGCGAGCGTTCGTCCATCGCCTACCCGAACCGCCTCGTCGTTTAAAGCCTTGTCCTCTTCGGGGATATCACCCCAATCGCACTTTGTGTATCGCCCGAAAGCGTCGAGCAGCTCCTCGCAAATTTTACCGTCACCGAGTATATTTGCTATACCCTGCGTCATGACCTGCATTCCTAAATCAAATTTTAATTTCATTTCAAATTTAATTCCTTTCTGTTTGTCATTTTGTTTCAGCATTTGTCTTTGTTTGGGCAAGTATCACAATCGTAACGGATCCAATGTCCATCGCCGTCCTTACCCATACAATCACTCTCACCTTTGAGTTTTACATATATGTCATATGCTTCGTCTGTCTCGTCGTCTATGGGTTTATAATAAAAATCACAGTTTTCGTCTACACAGTTGTCGCTCCAAAACACGCCAACATCACAACCGCAATCCTCGTTAGCCCATTCCCCTTCAAACCTAACATCGTTTATGCAGCATATTTCTGCAAGCTTATTGAGTACGGGTATAGGGCAGCTCCACGCCGTGTCAAACCACAGCGTATTCTTGTTGTTGAGTGAGGAGTGCTGCGCGTTCCATTTCGTGCCCCAATTCGCCACACTCCAATCATACCAATTATTTGAGCCGTACAACTCCCTCTCCCTCTTGCCTAAATCGCCGCGATAAATGTTGTCGGGCATTGGAATAATTTTGTTGAAGTCGATTTTAGACCCATTTCCTTTTATGTACTGCATAACCCTGTCTATATTCTCCTGATTTCCGTGAAACACAATTCGATTTGTTACCCAATTTGGCATTTTAATTCTCCTTTTTGAATTAATATTATCAATAATCAAACATGGTTACGCGCCTCTTCTTATTACTTCATAGTTTTTAGGGATTCTATTTGCCGTCACATATGTATATTCATTTAAATTCATCCAAAACGGACGACTAAACTGATACGCAGCCGGATGCTTTACCAACCGTTTTTCAGTACCGTCCCACAAAGTAAATTTGATTTCACTTCCGATTGGCAGATTGTTGAGTGCGTCTGGACTCTTTTTCTTTTTTATATTCTCATAGCAGCGCTCTCGCCATTCCTTTGCTCACTCATACTCCGTAGGGGTAAGCATATCAAGTATTCCTTTCGGACAATCATAGTAACTGGGACCAGCGCTCTCATCCATATCATTGTAAGAAAAGTTAAAATAGTCTTTGATTACTTCTTCAATTACATTATTGTTTTTGTCCATCCAGTATGTATTCGCGCCCAATTTTTCTTTCTTATACCCTTTGCTTAACATTTGGTATTCCTGCTCCGCTACTGGGTCGTGCCATTGAAGCCCTCTTGCCTTATAGAGCGGAATCCAGTGTGCATCGTAGAAATCGTAGCCCGCTCCGTCTATGCCAAAAAAATATCCGAACTCATCAGATTCGTAAATTCTAAACCCGCACTCCGACATGATTTTGATTCCATTTCCTTCTTCAAGCCACCAATCATCTGCGGAGTCGCCAAACGACCACATTGTACCCCACATCGGAAGAGCATCATCGTACTCGACCTCAAAGTCATCGCGCTCTGCATCCGTCCACGAGTCATTGTCAAGCTGGATGTGATACCGACCATCCTCGTAGATGTCCTCGTCGCCGATGTTCATCAGCTTCTCGATTATGTTTTGTGGGATTGCGTTCATTTCGTGAACCCAGCGTTCAGTCGCATCTTTGATTGTTAAACCATTTTTCATTTTCAATTCTCCTTTCCTTTTACTCTTCGACTTCACCGAACACGGACTCATAGCCATCCGCATCCATGTTCTCTTCAGCAAACACCTTTGCTTCATCGATACCGATCGGTGTGATTTTGTTTTCCGTGTCCCAGCAATTCATGCCGCTGGATATTCGAGCTATAAAGAACTCACCGGTTTTCTTCTGATAAAGAGTTGTCCAACTGCTCGGCGTTCCGTTGCAGTAGCTTGTTCTGTCGCAAATTTCCTTTGCAGTTTCTGTGTTGTATTTCTTTCCCTTGATAACCTTCTTCATTTCATTTTCCTCCTTAATTTTAATTTAATTTCTGAATCATCGTTCTCGCCATATTATCTACAGCGATATAACTGGAAGCCGTCGCCAAACGCTTTTCATCTTCGGTTGTCAAACTCACGCCCAATTCCTTTAGGACTTTGATTTTGTGTTTAACGAACCTTTTCATTCTGTCTTCTTCTGTCAACCGCAGCTTTCCTCCTTCTGTTTATGATTTTCTTTGCAAGCCATCGAGCTACGGCATCCTCCATCCGTTCCTCGAAAGCTATAATTTTACCCTCGTGCCACAGCGCATACAAAAACGCGACGACGAAGGCAATTTCAATTACAGTTGTGATTGCAAATCTCAATTCCATTTTGATTCCCTTTCTGATTTAAAATAAGTTTGTACCGTTTTGTCTATACGCCTCATTCCATTTTCGCGCCAATTCCTCCGCCTCTCTACGGCTTTCGCATAAATGGCATATATCAGCGTTGTATCTTTTAAGTATGGCGATTAAGTTATTACCCGTCGCTATCGTGTCGGCGAAGGCGAAATACTTTCCGTTTTCGGCAGTGACAACCACAACAAAAATCATTTTCATTTCAGATCCTCCATTCTCTTCTCCCAGTACGGCGTGTACTGGAACGCAATATCATACATTGGCTTACCCGTGATTTGATCTCTAAATGTATCGACAAACAAACTTTTATTAAGCTTGTTTTCCTTAAACCACTTATCGACAACTCTTTTCGTAAGTGGTGTAAGGTATATATATAAATCCGAGCAATGATTGAACACCTGCTCTTGCGGATAGCCAGCCTTTTTAAGAGCATCCATAAGTGATTCATTCTCTGTTTTCATTTTGATTTCCTTTCTGATTTTAAATTACTATTTTTGCGTTAGGCATCAGGGTCACGGGTTCATCGTCGCTAAACCCTGTCAATATCCCAGTATCAAGATTGACAGCGTAGGCACAGCAACTTTCGCTAATTAGTTTCATATAATAGCGATCGTCATCACCCCGGAACATATCCCCACGTTGAACCTCACCAAAATTTATACGATTTTCCGCTTTCTTTTCGATTTTCATAATTCATTTCCTTTCTGATTTAGGGTAGCCCTATCTTATACCACGATTTCGGTGATTTACCAAAATATCAGATAATTTACATCTCGTATTAGCTAACGCTGTATTCGATTTACATCTCATACTCAACATAGATATCGCCGTTAGGCATATATACGCACGACCACACGCAGCCGCGCTCATACACAGCCCGTTCGGCTACACACGTAGCATCATCGAGATTGTTGAAATGCTTTCCGATTACCAAACCGTTTTGCTTTTCAACTTCGACCCCATAGGTACTATAGCTCATGATTTCCTTTCCTCCTCTAATTTTATTCGCGCCGAATGACCGTCGCCCCAGCGCACCAATACAAGAGCGGATATGCTATTTCCGTAGATAATAATTCCGCCCGTTATGTATGCCGTATACTTTTCGCCGTCGTTTTCAAAACGGATTTTCGTTTCAAATCCGACTCTCCACACCACTCCCTTTACAAACTTTTCGTATGACATAGTAAAATATTCGCTCCTTTCATTTTCATTTCGATTTTGTAGCATTTAGATTATGTTTTGAGAATAGAAACACTTCGGGAATATAATTTCATTACCAATTTCCGAAGTGATTTTCTTTAGCTTATTTCGCGCAGTTCTTCGAGTATTTCATTTTCTCCGAATACGCGCTTTACTCCTTCCCATTCGTGACAACACGCCTTCCAAATCTTATAAGCGTTCGGATTTCGCGTTAGTCTGCCGAACTGATTTTCGGTTTCGGTTTCATACCCAAATTCCGAACAAAAATCCTCATAGTTTCCGGGATCATACTTCGTCAAACACGCGAGAATGTCGTAGCAAGTCGGCGTGATATTGTGTGTTGTGTTATATATGGAATCCCAAAATGTCACGCACATAACCGCTCCGCTGTTTGTGTTTCGGATATAAACCGAATAGCAGTTTCGCAAATAATTTTCCTCCCACATCGGATTTGAATTTCGTTCCTTAAAAGTGATTTTGATTTCAATTCCGTTTCGTTCTGAAAACTCATTTGCCTGCATGACATAATCATTCTGTATAGTGTTTACCATGATTTTCGATTCCTTTCTGATTTAGATTCCAAATGCAAATCTTGCGCCGAATATAAATTTAGTTTTGTCGTGTGGGATATCCACGACATCGAAACACTTATCTGGCACGAATCGCATCTTAATTCGTTCTGATTCCGTATAAAGCTCACCTCCGATTAAAATGTTACCGTTGTGTATGAGTGGGTTCTTGTGGGTCCCATCGTATTCCGGTTTAACTTTGTAATAGCGCATGATTTTAAATTTCCTTTCTTATTTAGATTTTTAGTTTTGATTTAATTTCACTTTTGAGCGTAAAATTTTTTATGCCGCTTTTGTTGCCTTTGCTTTTGTCTGAGCCTTTGCACTCGATTTTTTCGCGGCGTTCTTTGCATTTTCGGCGGCTTTTTCGGGCTTCGGGTCAATTTTCTTTGCCGTTTTTGCTTTTTCCGCGGCTTTTTTGGCGGCGCGCTCTGCCTTCCTTGCTTCACGGCGTGCGGCTTTTTCTGCTTCTATTTCTTCCGCAGTTTTATGCGCGACTTTATCAAGGCGATCTGCAATGAATTTCTCGAACAAGTTACGGAATGTTACTGCCGCATAGGGCAAAAATTCCTTCTTGTCGGCGTCGCGGTTGATTTTACGATATGAGCCGCAGAATGTTAGCAGTGATTCAAGGTCATTTTTTTCGGCGTGAAGTTTCTTCCCCGCGCTCTTATCGGTAAAAAATGCAAGTACTGTTTTATAGCGTGTAAAAACTTCATCCGCGTCGTGTTCTCTATCTTCATGCGCCGCGACTGCGTAACGGCTCACGGCAAGCCGTAAAGACTCAACGGCGTTTTTCCAATTGTCAATAACTTCGACGGCGTGCTTGTCGTTCTTGTACATTGTCGCGCTGATGGCGCGGGACTCTTTGCGGTTTTCTTTGATGGCGTTTTCAATTCTGAACATTTTTGTTTGCTCCCTTTAAAGTAAAATTTTTTGTGCTTTTTAGCACATAAAAGCGCACGAGCCGCAAAAGCTCATGCGCTCGACATCTGCTAAAAAAAATATCATCCGTCGTTTCAGCGCGCTATTTGACAGTTTGCGCGCTCCACGGGCGCACAATGCGCCCGCTCCGCTCTTCTCGCTTTTTCATTACCTTACGGCGGCGGCTGCCTTCTGTTATAATTTTCGCCCACGGGCGCGCCCGTCACGGTGCGCGTCTGTACTGATAAGATATGACGCCCTTCCGTTCGTTCCTCCCATGCTCCGCTCTTGCCATTGAGCGGCTCCGCGCATAATAACAGCGACATGCGCGGCGCGTATGGTATAATCGTATCGGCGGCGGCTTTAAGCGTTCCCACGCTTGCGGCATTGGAGCATTCCCACGCTCCGCCGTTGCTCCGCTTCGCGATTATGTTTTCAAGGTTCAAAAGTGCTTGCCAAAAGCGACAAGTCATGATAAAATGATGACTGTACTTTACAAGATACCCCACGCGCCTTATCCGCACGGCTCAACGGCTCGTTGTCGGCGGCTTGTCCGTCGGGGCTGTCCCTTGAGTACGCCCATAGTATAGCACGGAATCTCTTGATTATATACTCAAAAAAGAAATAAAAGCAAAGAATTTGTGTATTTCTGCATCTTTGTAACTATTGCACATATAATCATATATTTTGGAGGCATTACATTGTCTAACATCAACAACTACAACAACGCTATTATTGCGGAGAAGATAAAAAAAGAGTGTATGCGGCAAAATATAACAATAAAAAGTATGCTAAAAGAATTAAGCATCAATGTGAACGCCGTGCAGCAAATGCAAAAAAATGATAGCACGCCTAACTATAAATCTATTGCGCGGATATGTGATTATCTTAATATATCCGTTGACACTCTACTCGAACGCCCGATCCCTGAGCCTGAGCCCGTGAGCCTGAGTGCAGCTATTAACACCGTAGCCGCTGCCGCGCATATATCCCCCGATGCACTCCGCGCCGTGCTGCACCTACCAATCAACGATATATAATATTCTATAATAGCACATAACGCTTGTGCGGGACTTCGGGGCACGGCTACGCCGTGCGACGCTCCCGCC